ACCAACTATCGCCACACTCTAGTAATTTGTACTTTTCGTCATCTGATTTGCAAATGCTGTAATCGTACATAGATGTAACATTATTGTCTTGATTAATGATGATCCCTACATATTCAACTAATCCGTGCTTAATGCAACTTAAAAACGGAAATTTTTCTTTCAAATCTTCTTCTAGTGTTGTCATAGTTTCTCAATAAATAGTATTATAGGATGAACTCAATATGCTCAAGTTGCCCATATATATTTATGAAACCGGTTATACCTTGTTCAGTGATTTGGACGAGGCCGTAAGACAAGGATATACGCCAATGTACACAAAGGACATACAGATTGTGAAAAGTGTTACAAACACAATTAAATTCACAGTTAAAAATCAGGATCAAAAGCCAATTGACATAAGTGGAGAAACACTTACTTTTGTGCTTGTAAACAAGGAAACAGGTGCTGTACACATAGAAAAACCGTGTATAACAACTGATGACGGTAGCACAGTTTCTACACGAGGAACTGCAACAATAACACTTACAGAAAGCGATACAGCAAGTCTAGTAAGCAAGTTTTACAAATTTAGCGTGTATAGAACAATAAACGGCACTGGAAAATATCCTGCATATGCAAATACCTATTTTGGCGTACAAGGTACTTGTGAAGTTGTAGATCAAGTTTATCCAGCATTTACTGATTCAACAACATTGCCAAATACCGATTTCACTAGACCACTTACAAGTGACTTTTATAGACCAAGCGGCCAAATTACAGAGTATGTAAGTAGTATATATGATGCACAACCTGAATATAAACGCAATGGTGCAGTGCATACTTTCCAATATTACTCTAGCAGTTATATTGGTGATATTACAATACAAGGCACTTTGGATAGCCAAGTTACTGCCGACACAAGTTGGGTAGACTTAACTACTATTAGTCTAACTAGCAGTGACAGTGTTGGGTACACAAATGTAACAGGTGTGTACAATTACTTCAAACTGAAGCATTTACCTAACAATTCGAACACCGGAACTCTTGACAAAGTACTAGTTAGATCATAAAATACTAGTATGAATTCGATACAATCAACTATCACGACTGCCTTGCCTTCAAAAAGAAAGCAAACTCCTAGTGGGTGGATTTCGTTTGATGGTCCTTGCTGTGTTCATAATGGCGAAGGAGCAGACAAGCGTAAGCGTGGTGGCATGATGTTTAACGCAGATGGTACAGTGAGTTATCATTGTTTCAATTGTGGATACACAGCATCATTTGTTCCTGGTAGAAACTTATCCTACAAGATGAGAAAACTGCTAGGTTGGTTTGGGATGCCAGATTCAGAAATTACTAAACTTGCTTTAGAGGCACTGCGAATTAAGGAGGAGACCGTCGTAGATGGTAACGAATCCTATATACAGTTGCCTGTTTTTGAAAAAAGAGAACTGCCAGTTGGTGCTAGATCCTTTGAGGAGTTGCATGATTGGAAGGCACTCGAACCAAGTGGATTGGATCCGGAATTCATCAGAGCCGTCGAATATGTAGTTTATGATCGTGGCCTTGATCTTGAGGACTATGACTTTATGTGGACTCCAGAAGGTTCATATAAAACAAGGCTGATAGTTCCGTTTTATTATCAAGGGGACATAGTCGGATACACTGCTCGTAAACTCGGCGACGGCTCACCTAAATACATTACAGACAGTCAACCAGGATATGTTTTTAATTTAGATGGACAAGGCTGGGATAGAAAGTTTGTTATTGTAGTAGAAGGTCCATTTGATGCTATTAGTGTAAGTGGTGTAGCAGTACTACGTAACGAAGTAAATGAACAACAAGCAATGCTTATAAACGCACTACAACGTGAAGTAGTAGTTGTTCCAGACAGAGATCAAAGTGGACTACAGTTGGTGAATGATGCAGTTAAATATGGATGGAGTGTTAGTTTCCCAGAATGGCCAGACGCTGATGTAAAAGATGTCGCAGATGCAGTGAAACGATACGGAAAAATTTACACACTACAAAAGATTGTAAATGCTAAAACAACAGGACTTAAAATTCAACTATTGGCAAAAACATACTTTGCTGATTAAACAAAAAGGCAGTATAATATAAGAATGCAAGACTTTAATCAAGACATACAAAAATTATTTTTAGAGATGTTCCTATCAGATGCTGAAGCATTTGTAAGATGCCAAGGAATATTTGAAAGCGAAAACTTTGATCAAAAACTGCGTGAGAGTGCAGAGTTTATTAAGAAGTATGTTGACGAATACAAGGTCATGCCTGAACTTGAAATTGTTAACAGTGCTTGTCAAACAAATCTAAAAGATGCAAGTAGTGTAGGACATGAACACACTGAATGGTTACTTGATACATTTGAAAAGTTTAGTAGACACAAAGCACTAGAACGTGCAATTCTTAAAGGTGCAGACTTGCTTGAAAAAGGTGAGTATGGTCCAATTGAAGGCATGGTTAAAGAAGCAATTCAAATTGGTCTTGCAAAAGACATGGGCACTGATTACTTTGCAGATCCAAGAGCAAGACTTGAAGGATTAAAAGACAACAACGGACAAGTAAGCACAGGTTGGCCAAGCATTGACAAGAAACTGTTTGGTGGATTCAACAGAGGTGAACTTAATATTTGGGCAGGTGGTTCAGGTGCAGGTAAGAGTTTGTTCTTACAGAACATGGCTGTAAACTTTGCAACTGAAGGCATGAATGTATTGTATATTAGTTTAGAACTTTCAGAAGCACTAACAGCAATGCGTATTGACAGTATGCTTACAGGTATTGCAACACGTGATGTGTTTAAGAATCTTGATGATGTAGAAATGAAAGTCAAGATGATGGGTAAGAAAAGTGGACGCATACAGATCAAGTATATGCCAAGTGGTAAGAACGCAAACGACTTGCGTAGTTACGTTAAGGAATGGTCAATTAAAAACAAGTGCAAGCCAGATGTATTGTTGATTGACTATTTGGATTTGATGATGCCGTTGAGTGTTAAAGTATCGCCTAGTGATTTGTTTGTTAAGGACAAGTACGTATCAGAAGAACTGCGTAACCTAGCAATGGAACTAGGTTGTGTATTTGTTACAGCATCGCAGTTGAACAGAGCGGCTGTTGAAGAAATTGAGTTTGATCATTCGCATATCAGTGGTGGCTTGAGTAAGATTCAAACAGCAGATAATGTTATTGGTATCTTTACAAGTAGAGCAATGAAAGAGCGTGGACGTTATCAAATACAGTTTATGAAAACACGTTCAAGTAGCGGTGTAGGACAAAAAGTAGATCTAGAGTTTGATGTGGACAGTTTGCGTATTAGAGATCTTGCAGAAGATGAACAGAATTCATATCAAAGCCAATCAAGTACTATTGTAAGCAATCTTAAGAAAACATCAACAGTTACAGAATCACATCACAACAGTGGAGAAGAAACTGCATTGCGTGAGCCGGGCGATGGTGACACAATAGGCAAAGTAACAGGCAAAGCACAAAGTAGTAAACTACGTGACATGTTGAAGAATTTAAACACTGAAGACTAGAACTCACTAAATACTACTGTAACGAGGGTAGTATATGAAATGGTTTGTTCTAGTGCTTATGATGGGCACTTTTTCCGATGGTAGTAGAGATACATTCTTATATCTTGAACCTGAATTTGATACTGTGGAACAATGTCAAGAATATGTGTATCGCCAAGCATCCGAAATCAAAAAACACATGATGATAGAATATCAAGGTAAGCCTATTGAAATGGTTTATTGTGTGCGTGAAGATAAACTAGAAAAAGTATTGCAAGTTCCAGGTACTAAAGTATAACTAATAGCATGATAAGATTTTTAAAACAGTTATTAAACAGTTTTCTTATAATGGAAACTGAATATAATGAATTGTGCAAACGTAATCCAGAACTGGTCAAACACCAGCATGGATATCCTTATTTTTAAATCAGTTTAAATCTCTAAAAGAATGTGTCCACACTTTGTTTGACACTTTCAAGCACACTGTCCTTCCAAAGTGATTGTACCGGTTTTTCCAATACATCAAGCGGGACCGGCATTGTGAGCCATTTGTGCTGTGGTGTCCAAGGATGTGTTCCACTTTGCTCACCTTCAAGTTGACCCGGTGTCCAACTGCTGGTTCCAAGACACAGTCTCCATCTATGGGGACCGCGATCCTGCACAATATCATCAAGCAGACTTATGCTTGAAGTTACCCAGATGTTTTTGTTTATTTGAATGCTGTTGTCCTGTATCACATCACCTGTGTGTATGATATGCACATTGTTGTTATGCACAGGTCCGCCAACATAGGCTTCTGTGCGTAGATTGGTTTTGAGATCAAATGCTTCGCAGA